CGCTGTCCGGTAAGGCGGTGTTGATCTGGCCCGACCGTGACAAGCCGGGCTGGGAGTATGCGACGCAGGCAGCACAGGTCATCCTGTCGGCGGGAGCCAAGTCCTGCCACGTTCTCTATCCGCCCGAGGAGGCCGCCGAGGGCTGGGACGTGGCGGACGCCATCGCCGAGGGCTTCGATGTCGCCGCCTTTCTCACCCACGGCCCACGCTTGCAGATGCACGACGTGGCCGATGACGTTGATCCGGTGGTCAGCAGCGACGAGTCCGTCTGGGGTACGGAGGACGCGCTGGCGCTGTCCTTCACCCGCCGCTACCACCGCGACTGGCGTTACGTGGCTGGCTGGGGCAAATGGCTGGTGTGGGACGGGCAACGCTGGCGCACCGAGGACACGCTGGCCGCCACGGACTTGATCCGCAGCGTCTGCCGCCAGACGGCTGTGCGCGCCGACAACCCCAAGGTCGCGGCGAAGCTCGCCAGCGCCAGCACGGTCGGCGGTGTAGAGCGGCTGGCGCGCGCTGACCGCAGGCACGCGGCCACCACCGACGAGTGGGACGCCGATCCGTGGCTGCTCAACACGCCGGGCGGCGTGGTTGATCTCAAGACAGGCCGGATGCGCCCGCACGAGCGCGCCGACCGGATGACCAAGATCACCACAGCAACGCCCAGCGGCGACTGCCCGACGTGGAAGCAGTTCATCGACGAGGTCACGGGTGGCGACAAGGAACTTCAGTCCTACCTGCAACGAATGGTCGGCTACGCGCTGACTGGCTCGACGCAGGAGCACGCGCTGTTCTTCCTGTACGGAACGGGCGCGAACGGCAAGTCGGTGTTCGTGAACACCTTGGCCACCATCCTCGGCGACTACGCGACCAATGCGCCGATGGACACCTTCATGGAGACGCGCACCGACCGGCACCCGACCGATATGGCGGGGCTGCGCGGCGCACGCTTCGTGGCGGCCATCGAAACCGAACAAGGCAAGCGCTGGGCCGAATCCAAGCTCAAGAACCTGACCGGTGGCGACAAGATCTCTGCGCGCTTCATGCGCCAGGACTTCTTCGAGTTCTTCCCGCAGTTCAAGTTATTCGTGGCGGGCAACCACAGGCCCGCCATTCGCAACATCGACGAGGCGATGAAACGCAGGCTGCACCTGATCCCTTTCACGATCACCGTGCCGCCCGAGCGCCGTGACAAGAACCTGCAGCAGAAGCTCCTGGCCGAACGTGACGGCATCTTGGCGTGGGCCGTGCAGGGTTGCCTCGACTGGCAACGCCACGGACGACTCTCCCCGCCGCAGCGGGTGGTGGACGCCACCGAGGAGTATTTCGAAGCCGAGGATGCGTTGGGCCGCTGGCTCGATGAGCGTTGCGTGCGCGAGGCCAACGCCAAGTCGCTGACGGCAGAACTGTTCAACGACTGGAAGCCGTGGGCAGAGGCAGCGGGTGAGTTCACCGGTTCGCAGAAGCGCTTTGCCGATCTGCTGCTCAACCGGGGCTTGGATAAATGGCGCAACGGCATGGGCTTGCGCGGGTTTCAGGGCATTGGCCTCAAGTACCCGCCAGCACCCACCTACACCCCTTACGCCGATGACTGACACAGCCGCGTCTGACGGATCGGACGGACTACGTCGTAACTCTTACACGTGCGCGTGCGCGCGCTTCATGGAAGGTTTCGATACGACCCGTCCGATCCGTCAGACCAGCCAAAACAAGGACTGACACCATGACCACCACCATCCTCGCCCTCGATCTGGGCACCACCACCGGCTGGGCGCTGCGCGGCAGTGACGGCCACATCACCAGCGGTTCCGAGAGCTTCCGGCCGCAGCGCTTCGAAGGCGGCGGAATGCGCTTCCTGCGATTCAAACGCTGGCTCACCGAGATCAAACAGTCCTGCGACGAGATCGACTGCCTGCACTTCGAGGAGGTGCGACGCCACGTCTCCACGGATGCTGCCCACGCCTACGGCGGGTTCCTTGCCACGCTCACCGCGTGGTGCGAGCACCACCAGATCCCGTACCAGGGCGTGCCCGTGGGAACGATCAAGAAGCACGCCACCGGCAAGGGCAACGCCAGCAAGGACGAGATGGNGGCGACCGCCCGTGCCCGTGGTCACGCTCCGGCCGACGACAACGAAGCCGACGCACTGGCCCTGCTGCACTGGGCCATCGAGCAGCACGTACTGGAACGGGAGGTGTGAGATGAAGATTTCGACGCCCACCTATCGCTGCCCCTTGGGTCGCCTCCAGCCCGAGACCACAGATCTCGACGCGATGAAGCAACGCGGCTGGCGCGATCAGCACATCCTCGTGGTCAACGCTGCCGACGAACGCTTGGACTTCATCGAGCGCGAGTTCGTGCGGCGCATCGGCGAACGCCTCTACGGACAGGGAGGGGCACGTCATGGCTGATCCCCGCACTTGGACAATCGACGACGTGGCCGCACGCTTCGAGGAGGCGGCCAGCACCGGACGACGCCTGCCACCCGTGCGTGTGCAGGGCTACTTCAACACTTGGCCCATCATCGTGCGCAAGGAGTGGGAAACGTTCGCTGCCGACGAGCACGTCTACCGACCTTTCCCACCCGACCCAGAGGCTATCGACCGGATGCTGGAGACGATGAAGTGGGTGCAGTGGCTGGAGGTCGAGCAGCGCCATCTGGTGTGGATGAGGGCCAAGCGCTACGGCTGGCGCGACATCACGATCCGTTTTGCCTGCGACCGAACGACGGCGTGGCGGCGCTGGCACCGCGCCTTGCAGACCGTCGCCGACCAACTCAATGGTGTCGTCACAGCGTAGGGTTTTGGCGTGAATTGGCGCGCGTGGTTTGCAGTGCGAGCATGTCAGCGGCGATGCGCGGTTTTTGACCCTGCAACAAATCAACCCGGTCGAGCGTAGTATTCGAGCTATCTTCTGGACAGCGGTGACGGTTCGGCGAGCGGCCCGAGGCGAAAGGGGTCCTTCCTGCCGAAAGTCCCATGCAGGGGGCGCGAGCGCGACGCTTTTTTAGCGTCAGGGCGCGGGCAAGGTTACCAGTCGGCCAGGTTACCGGCCCCGGTTACCACCCCCAGGCGCGGTTACCACCCCACCAGAGTCTTCATTCACTCAACCCGCCCGGCGGCAACGCTCGGCGGGTTTTGCATTTGGGATTTCCACTTTGAACACACTCAACGTCGAGTACCGCAAGGTCGAGGCGCTGATTCCCTACGCCCGCAATCCGCGCACGCACGCCGAGGGTCAGATCGCCAAGATCGCGGCCAGCATCGTCGAGTATGGCTGGACGAATCCGATCCTGGTCGATGGCGACAACGGCATCATTGCCGGGCACGGGCGTCTGGCTGCCGCGCGCAAGCTTGGGCTGGATCAGGGGCCGGTGATCGAACTGGCCCATCTGACCGTCGCGCAGAAGCGCGCGCTGGTGATCGCCGACAACCGGCTGGCGCTCGATGCGGGCTGGGACGAGGAGATGCTGGCGTTGGAGTTGGCCGACCTGTCCGAGGCGGGGTACGACCTTGCGCTGACGGGGTTTCGAGGATGCCGAGATCGAGGCGCTGCTCACGGGTGATGTGACCGACGCCGGTACCGACCCGGAGCCTGATGCCGACGAACCGGATGCGGCGGACGACGTGCCCGACGCCCCCGTCGTGGCGGTGTCCCGCCCGGGCGATATCTGGGCCATCGGCGCGCACCGCCTGATCTGCGGCGACGCCACCGACCGGGCCATGGTCGCTGCGCTGATGCAAGGCGATACCGCTCGCCTGTGCTTCACCTCGCCGCCCTACGGCAACCAGCGCGACTACACCTCGGGCGGCATCACCGATTGGGATGGCCTGATGCGCGGCGTGTTCGCGCACCTGCCGATGGCGGGCGAGGGTCAGGTGCTGGTCAACCTCGGGCTCATCCACCGCGACAACGAGGTGATCCCGTATTGGGACGCCTGGCTCGGCTGGATGCGCAGCCAGGGCTGGCGGCGCTTCGCGTGGTACGTCTGGGATCAGGGGCCGGGGATGCCCGGCGACTGGGCAGGCCGCTTCGCCCCGAGCTTCGAGTTCGTTTTCCACTTCAACCGCGAAAGCCGCAAGCCGAACAAGATCGTGCCCTGCAAGCACGCCGGGCAGGAATCGCACCTGCGCGCCGATGGCTCGTCCACGGCGATGCGGGGCAAGGACGGCGAAGTCGGCGGCTGGACGCACAAGGGCCTGCCGACGCAGGACACGCGCATCCCCGACAGCGTGATCCGCGTGATGCGCCACAAGGGCAAGATCGGTCAGGACATCGACCACCCCGCCGTGTTCCCGGTCGCGCTGCCGGAGTTCGTGATCGAGGCCTACAGCGACGCTGGCGACATCGTGTTCGAACCCTTCGGCGGCAGCGGCACCACGATGTTGGCGGCCGAGCGCACGGGCCGCGTCTGCCGCAGCGTGGAAATCGCGCCGGAGTACGTGGACGTTGCCATCAAACGCTTCCAGCAGAACCACCCCGGTGTGCCGGTCAGCTTGATCGCCACCGGTCAGTCCTTCGAGCAGGTCGCCGCCGAGCGCGCTACCACCTCTGACATCGAGGTGATGGCATGAACTGGCTGGCCGACAAGATCGAGCAGTGGCCGACCGGCAAGCTGCTGCCCTACGCCCGCAACGCGCGCACCCACTCCGAGGAGCAGGTGGCGCAGATCGCTGCCAGCATCGCGGAGTTCGGATTCACCAATCCGATCCTGGCGGGCAGCGACGGCATCATCGTCGCTGGCCACGGACGGCTGGCCGCCGCCAAGAAACTTGGGCTGAAGGTCGTGCCGGTGGTCGTACTCGATCACTTGAGCCCAACCCAACGCCGGGCCCTGGTCATCGCGGACAACCGCATCGCCGAGAACGCGGGCTGGGACGACGCGATGCTGCGCATCGAACTGGAAGCCTTGCAACTGGACGGCTTCGACCTCGACATCACCGGCTTCGACGCCGACGCGCTGGCGGAACTGATCGCGGGCGACGAGCCGGACAACGAGGGTCAGACCGATGAGGATGCGGTGCCGGAGGTTGGCGAGACGCCGATCTCGCGCCCGGGCGATGTCTGGGTGCTGGGCCCACACCGGCTGCTGTGCGGCGATGCCACCGTGGCGGCAAGCTACGAGGCCTTGCTGCAAGGCGAGCCGGTCGACATGGTCTTCACAGACCCGCCGTACAACGTGAACTACGCCAACAGCGCCAAGGACAAGATGCGCGGCAAGGACCGCGCGATCCTGAACGACAACTTGGGCGACGGGTTCTACGACTTCCTGCTGGCGGCACTGACGCCGACGGTGGCGAACTGCCGGGGCGGGATCTATGTGGCGATGTCGTCCAGCGAACTGGATGTGCTGCAGGCCGCGTTCCGCGCCGCCGGGGGCAAGTGGTCGACGTTCATCATCTGGGCCAAGAACACGTTCACGCTGGGTCGCGCCGACTACCAGCGCCAGTACGAGCCGATCCTGTACGGCTGGCCCGAGGGCGCGACACGCCATTGGCGCGGCGACCGCGATCAGGGCGACGTCTGGGCAATCAAAAAGCCGCAGAAGAACGACCTGCACCCGACGATGAAGCCGGTGGAACTGGTCGAGCGCGCGATCCGCAATTCGAGCCGCCCCGGCAACGTGGTGCTCGACCCGTTTGGTGGCTCCGGCACGACGTTGATTGCAGCCGAAAAGTCAGGCCGCGTCGCGCGGCTGATCGAACTCGATCCGAAGTACGTGGACGTGATCGTGCGCCGGTGGGAGGATTTCACCGGCAAGCAGGCCACCCGCGAGGCGGATGGCGCGGTGCTCGATCAGGCGGCCAGCGACTCGTCGAGGATCTCGCAGTGAATCACGAAGCCCGTCAGGTAAGGCAGGCCGCGCGGGATGCCGTACTGCTTGCTGGTCTGGCGGCCAATCGTCCAGCCCATCCAGCGTTGGGTGGCGGCGTTGATCGCATTCGCCAGGGCCTTGCCCTCGTAAAGCCCGTTCTGGACGTCGTCGGCAAAGTGGCGGCCGTGGCGGCTGTCGAGGAAGACCCGTACCGATTCGAGGGGCTGGCCGGTGGCGTCCGAGATGGCGCTCATCGCCAGGGGCCACGCGCCGCTGGCGTGCTCGTTCATCGTGCCCCAAAAGCCCCAGGCTTCGTTCTGGGTGGCGGGGATCGGGATGCTGGTCATGGTGCTTTCTCCTTCGGGTTGATCGTTGCGACACCCGTAGTAACGCGCTGTCCGATTGAGAAGCCAAGCTGTTCTTGGCTTCTTTCTCGATCTTTTTTCAGGCGATGCGGTAGACCCGCTCGCCGCCCTGCGGCTTGTCCGAGACGATGGTCAGGCCGAGCTTTTTCTTGAAGGCTCCGGCAAAGGTGCCGCGCACCGTGTGCGCCTGCCAGCCGGTGGCGGTGCAGATCTGGCCGATGGTTGCGCCCTCGGGGCGTTGCAGCATCCGGATCACTTCGGCCTGCTTGCTGTTGTCGCGCGTGCGCGGCTTGGCCGGTGTCGGCGCTTGCGTCCACGTCGCTTCGGCGGCGGCAACAGCCTGCTCCAGTTCGGCATCGACTTCCGGCGTCGGCTGCGGGATCGTGGGGCGTTTCATGCCCAAGGCGTCGTAGCCCTCGGCGGCGACGCCCCAGCCCTCGCCATCGGGCGTGATCAGGGCGCGGTTGAACAGGCCGTCGAGCACCTTTTTGCGCGCGCCGCCTTTGATGTTGTCGGGGAACCAGTCGATCTTGCCGCCGCTGGTGTTGATGGCCTTGGCGAGGATGGCGTGCTGGGCCGGGGTGAGTTGGGTGGTGGTCATGGGCTGCTCCTTCGGGGGTGGTGGATGACGATGTGATGAACGCGCTGTTCGGGAGTGAAGCCAAGCGCTTTCCGCTTGGTTTCGTGGGTTTCCGATCAGTCCTTGGCGATCTCCGCTTCCGTGGCTTTCGGGCTCGACGCGCCGAGTTCGACGCCCGCCTTGAAGGCCGCTTCCAGCGCGTCCCGGATGCACCACACCGCCGTGTCGTGGAAGTCCAGGCTGTCGGCGTGGCGGGTTTGCAGGGTGTCGATGCCCAGATGCTTCTGGGCGATCAGGGTGAGGATGGTGTCGATCTGGCTCATGGCGTTTCCTTTCGGGGTGTGGTTGGCGTGACGTGATGAACGCGCTGTTCCCGATGGAAGCCAAGCTCAATCCGCAGGAATGACGAACAGATGATTGAAGAAGGTGACGATGGGACTCTCGATTCGCGCCTACGCGCGCCACCGTGGCGTGTCGCACGTGGCCGTGAAGAAGGCCATCGACACCGGGCGGATCACCGCACTGCCTGACGGCACGATTGATCCGGATGCGGCGGACGCCCAGTGGGCACAAAACACATTGCAGCCGCGCCGCGCCGCTGCGCAGGAGAAGGTCGGCACCACGAAGGCGCGACCCGCGCTCGCGCCCGCCGAAGCGACACCGCAGCGCGATGTCTCCGACACCAGCACAGCGCCGATGTCGGCGGGCGGTACCTCGCTCTTGCAGGCGCGCACGGTCAACGAGGTGCTCAAGGCCAAGCTCAACAACCTGGAGCTGGCGCACCGCAAGAAGGAACTGGTGGATCGGGCGCAGGCCGTGGCCCACGTTTTCAAGCTCGCACGCATCGAGCGCGACGCGTGGTTGAACTGGCCCGCGCGCATCTCGGGGCAGATGGCCTCAGCGCTTGGCATCGACGCGCACACGATGCACGTCACGCTGGAAGCCGCCGTGCGCGAGCACCTGATCGAACTGGGCGAGCTGCGCCCGCGCGTGGATTGACGATGGACGATTACGAAGGCGCTGTTGAGATCGAACGCGCGTGGCGCGACGGCTTGACGCCTGATCCGCTACTCACCGTGTCGGAATGGTCGGATCGCCATCGGATGCTCTCCAGCAAGGCCTCCGCCGAACCCGGGCGCTGGCGCACCAGCCGCACGCCGTACCTGAAGGCGATCATGGATTGCCTGTCGCCGACCTCGCCGGTTGAGCGCGTGGCGTTCATGAAGGCCGCTCAGCTCGGCGCGACCGAAATGGGATCGAACTGGATCGGCTACGTGATCCACCACGCACCGGGCCCGATGATGGCGGTCTGGCCGACGGTGGAGATGGCCAAGCGCAACTCGAAGCAGCGAATCGACCCGCTGATCGAGGAGTCGGCGGCGCTGGCGGAATTGATCGCGCCCGCGCGCAGCCGGGATTCGGGCAACACGATTCTGGCCAAGGAGTTCCGGGGCGGCGTGCTGGTGATGACCGGCGCGAACAGCGCGGTGGGCCTGCGCTCGATGCCGGTGCGCTACCTGTTCCTCGACGAAGTGGACGGCTACCCGCTGGACGTCGAGGGCGAAGGCGATGCGATCTCGCTGGCCGAGGCGCGCACGCGCACCTTCGCGCGCCGCAAGATCTTCATCGTGTCGACGCCGACGATCTCCGGGGCGAGCGCCATCGAACGCGAGTACGAGGCCAGCGACCAGCGCCGCTACTTCGTGCCGTGCCCGCACTGCAACCACCCGCAGTGGTTGCGCTTCGAGCAACTGCGCTGGGACAAGGGGCAACCGGAAACCGCCGCCTACAT